TTTAAGAGATGAAACTTATTTCTCCATTACAGGAATATGAACCGAAAGATTTCAGTGGTCTTGTTACTACGAACCATTTAGGTGCGTTATATCAGGAGAAACCTACTGAAACATCTAATCTGGTTACAATGCTTTATCGTGCAAACAAAGGATTAAACTTTGGCATGATATTAAGGCAGTTCACACCGTTCTATTGTGATACTGATGCTGACTTCAGGTGGCATCTTCAGGGCGACTCAAGGAAGAATATTCCTCTTGTCGCTTGTTTTTCATATGGCGCACAGGTAACTACGGCTACTACTACCAAGACTGGTATTGCAGGTGCAAGATTCCAGCTTGTATTCCCCGAAAGATATTTCTCAGATACTAACATTATTGTTGGTGAAAGGAATTCAGTATATCCTATTCGTATTGTAGGTATTCCTGAGCCTTATGGTGCAGGACAGTGGATGTATACATGCGAACTCTTTACTGGAGATCAGACTTTATTCATCCCGAATGAAGAGCTGCTTGCAGGTAAGAAATTCAGCAAGGAATGGTCAATCGTTAGCAAGACTCTCTCTGTAAAGGGAGGTACGCCTAACTATACCAGCCCGTTTGCTATGAGGAACGTATTCTCAATGATCCGTATGGAAGTAACACATCCTGGAAACATGATTTCTCGTCCTGTTGCTTTCTCATGGCCTGCAATTGATGAAAATGGTAAGCAGAAGCTGTTTACCACATGGACACAGTATGCAGACTGGGAATTTGAACAGCAGTTCCAGGATATGAAAGATAAACTCCTGAATTTTGCTACGCTTAACCGTACTTCAGATGGGTTATTCTTACAGAAGGATATTTCTGGATTTGAAATTGAGCAGGGTGCTGGTCTTGAGCAGCAGATTGAATCAAGTAACTTATCATACTACAACGGGTATGAACTTGATATTGAATGGCTGACTGAGCATATTATGGATCTTACCGATAACGAAAAAGGTTACGGTGAAGCACGTAAGATTGTCATGAGGACTGGTAAGTGGGGTGCTTACAACTGGAGTAAGGCACTCAAGGATTATTCAACGCTCTATACGCCTCTTCGTACAGATAAGCTTATCTATGATGCAGCCGGTGGATTTGGCTTCAAGGACAACTTTGTTGAATACAAAGGTCCTGATGGCTCAATCATAACTGTACTCGTTGATCCCGCATACGATGACAAGGAGCGTAACAAGATTATGCATCCTTCAGGTCGTGGTGTAGCTAAGTCATACGAATATCAGATTCTGAACGTAGGTAAGGTTGGTGGAGAAGATAATATCCGTCCTGTATATGTTAAGAATGGTAGTGATATTATGGGTATGGAACCTGGTCTTCGTGATCCATTCCAGCCTAATATGCCTAGCAGGTTTATGAGTAATGGTAAGGATGGTTATACAATGCATAGGGCATTCATAGGTGGTGTGATGGTTAAAGATCCGACACGTTGTGCAACTATTCGTCCTGCAATCCTTGGATAAACGTTAAATAAATAAAATAGCAGCATGGAAACATTTGTAAAAGGATTAAATGTAGGGTACTTAAGAACAGGTAAAGTTAAAGTTATGCCAGTAAGGAGGTCAAGTGATTGGCTTCCTGAAAACTCAGACAGTGCATTTATGAATACCGGAGCAAAGAGAGAATATGTTACGCCTCGCAGTCAGCGTTCCGGTACTATTGTTGATCCTCTCAGGGGTCTTACTGAGGAACAAAAAGCAAGAGTAGCAAAAGAGCTTGGATTAAAAGACGTTGATGCTCTTAACGTAATGAAGCCTCATAAAGAAAACTTCTGGATTAACAAAGCAGTGCAGATTGATAAAAATGGTTTATTCCTTGATCTATCAAACATTAATGATTTCATAAATTTTAAAATTCTTGAAGTCAATACTGATGAGATAGCACCGTCATGGGAAGAACGTTACAACAAGGGTACTTATAAATTTGCGTTAGTCTTTGAAGATGAAGAAGCAAAACTTCAGAACACAAGGATTGATACAAAGAAAGAAGCATGGATGCTGTTTGGCAAGATTGACGGTAGTGCAAAGAAACTATCAGATTTTCTCTGGATTTATTACTTAACTAATAAAGACGGAAAACGCTTGCCAAACAATCCATCTCTTGAGTATCTTAAGTCTGAGGTAGGACGCATAATTGAAGAACGCCCAGGAGAATTCATGTCAATTTTATCAGATCCTAATTTTGAAACCAAAGCGTTAGTGCAAAAGGCTATAAATATAGGATTAGTACAGAGAGATGGTCAAATGTTTAGGGTATTTGGTGAGGCATCATCAAGTAATACTCTAGAGGGATTAATACATTACCTCTTAGATGAAAGAAACAATAACATAAGGATATCTCTTATAGGAAAGATAGAAGATCATGAAAATCTTGGTGTAATTAAGAAGCCTACGGAAGAAGAAGTAAAAGCTGTACAAAAAGAGCCGGATGTTACAGATAAGATCGATAAGTTAGAGTCAATGCTTAAGCAGGCACTTGAAAAGAATAGCTTGCTTGAGTCAGAGATACTTGCTTTGAAAAACTCTGATAATGTTAAAGAAAATCCAGAACAGAAGGAACAAGAAAAGCCCAAAGGTAGAGGCAAAGGTAATAAGACTGAGTAATGACTACTAGTGAGATGATAACAGCCTTTAAAATTGGTTATGATATAGCCAATCTTGAAGGTCCTGGATACGAAGAAGAAGAAATCATAAGGTTTCTTAATCAGGCTCAGACTATTGAGGTAATGAAAGAGGTTTCTGTAAGGCGATGGACATATATATCCAACCTTATAGAAAACACTGTATTTGATACTGCCGGACCACTTGTTAGTACATATCCATACAGTTATCATCTATATCTTCCATTGATATCTCAGTATCTAGCATACGTATCATCTGCCAGTAAGATAACAAGAAGCACCTTTAAACCTACATCTGGTGAGGAATGGGTTAATAATATATTTATCAGGAAAGAACAGGCTATGAAGTATATTAGCAGTTCTTTAAATCATGTTATTCTTATTGTGCCAAGAGTATATGAGGAAGAGGATATGTCATTGTCAATATTATACGATAGGCATACTACTTTTTCAGGCAATGAAGATTTCTCATTGTCATATGTAAAAGTTCCTACTCCTATTTCATTACTTGATAACTCTGACGTTAATGAGATTATGCATGAAAGAATTGTTAATACTGCAGTAGATCTTGGTAAGAAAGTGTGGAATCCACAGGAAGCAGGCGTAAGTCAGCAGACTGATCAATTAATGGATAAACCTGAAGTATAATGAATATATATGAACTACAACACAGGTTCAATCTCGAAATGGAGAAACATGGTATCACTGATCCAGTGATGTCAACCATTGTAGAGGATTATATTAATTATGCCTATCAGAACTATATTACCGAAAAATACGATAGTCTTATTAATCCAACAGAAAAGTTTGAGACAACAGAACGCTTAAGTAGAATACTAGCACCATTATTATCTGATTATAGTGTTGCAGGTCCTGGTACTTCAATAACAACAAACAGTCCATATGGATATTATGTTGCAACTCCAGGAGATTTACAATACTTAATCACTGAGAACGTAGATATCAATTATACTGATTGTAATGGTACTGCACAGGTAAAAAGGTGTGATGTTATTCCTCTCAAGCATAATATGATTGCCGCAAACAGAAATAATCCATTTCTTAAGCCTCAAGATGATCAAATATGGAGAGTTAATAATGGCTCAAGTACAGTAGAACTAATACTATACTCAGGAGTCACGCTTAATAATTATAGATGCAGGTATATCAAAAAACATCTTCCGGTAAACTTTAATCCTACTCCACCTGCTACAGGAACAATGGAAATTGATGATAGTGTACATGAAGAAATTGTTGTACGTGCGGCTTATATGTATTTAGCAGACTTAAGAAACAATAAAAAAGAAGAAAATGCTGAGTAGATTCTTTCATGCAAGGCAACTTGCATTTAGCAAAAAATCTGAAGAACCAGTTGCTATAAAAGAAAGCAATAAGACATCTTCAAAAATTGTCTATGCTTATCTTGATGGCAAGCTGGTAGGTCAGTATGATTCGATAACAAAGTGTGCTCAGTTTCTGGGCCTTTCACGGGCTATGGTTAAGAAGGCGATTGATAGTCAAACGGTTCTTGATAATGGCTTTATACTAACTCTTAATAATTAAAAAAATGGAACAGTCTCATGTTTTAAATCTCTTGATTCACGCTGACGTAGGCGCTGCGCCTACTACAGCTGCGAATGCGTACATTAATGATCTGACTGACCTCGCAGACGGGGAATTAGCAGTTGTTAATGATCAGAACATGGTTCTTAGTGCTGCAACTGTATTAACAGATGATAGGGTTGCACAGACAGGAATCCGTGTTGTAGGAAGGTATGGAAGTCGTATTGTTTATTCTGACTTTATTAAGGCAGAAGATATCATATCAATACGTCCTATTCCAAGTGCAAACTTTGCAGAACAGGTAACTCATCTTGGCTATAATGGTACGTCTGGAGCAATTCAGATTATCAATAGCAATACCTATAAGCTCAAGGTAAACTTTGAACAGGTAGGAAGAACGGGCCAAGGTATCAGTGATTTTGTAAGCGTATTTGTTGGGTCAGATGCTTCTGCTACTGGTGGAGAAGTAGTTTTTGGTTTGGAGCAATTACTTCGTCTAGCTTTTAATAAACAGGCAGAAATACCTATAAGAATGGCAGTATTAAACTCTGCAGCACTTGATACTAACCTTGATTTTGACGCTAACGTAACAGTTGTACAGGGATCAAAGTTTATTGTATCTGCTGCTGACTGGTCAACTGACGGTGGTGTTGTTACTGCTGCTGTAGGTGACTTCTTACGTCTTGGTTCTGCTGCTGAAGCTGATGCTGCAGTTGCATTAGGATCTCCTATATACAAAATTGTAGCTATTCCTGCTGCAGATACTATTGAACTTGATCGTCCTGTTACAGGTACTAGCGGTACATATACTGCCTCTACTGACGTTCAGCTTATACAGGCTGTTACTGCAGAAGCTGCAAATTGGGGTATTCGTTTTACTGGTATTGCTCCTACTCATGAAGTAGGCAAGCGTCCTTATAGCAAGATAGCGTTTACGCTTGGCCTGGAAGACTTCGGAACTACGACTGTTTCTTACACAACCGCAATGTCACTTGGTAATGGTGAAGAAGAGGCTATTGCAGATCTTGAATGGTTCACTTACGGACAGAGTGGTTTCAGGTATCGCGCAGACTATATGATGCCTAACTATACTAGCCGTGTAGTCGCTGGTACGGATTATCATCAGCTTGCTATAGCATATGCAAGTGATAGCAGGACTGAATCTATTGGTGGTCCTGGTCATAATCCAAAACAGCTTATCATAGCTGCTGCTGATACATATGCTGACACAGAAGCGCCGGATATTGTATTCGAAGTGCTTGAAGCATATACAACTGTAGATTTTGGTACATTATGCCTTTAATCATTAAGGGTTATATGGGGGTGTCATTATGTGACATCCCCAATACCCTTTAATATCTTACTGCTATGTTTACACCTGTATTAGACCTGGAAGTATTACAGAAAGCAACTATCCTTAGATTTACTGATGTTACTGGTGTCGATACAGGCACAGATACTAAATGGGATGGTCTTGGATCGACATCATCTGCAGCAGTATCATTAGCACAGTTAACAGTTACTGACCCCAATGGATCGTCAGAAACAATAGATTGCACTGCACGTATTAATGCTGCATGGCCGATAGAGGCTGATGAAGATATTGTATTTGCAGATATAGAAGGAGAATGGCCTGATGGATTTTATACTGTAGTATATAATGTATGGATGACTCCATTCATCATTACTTCTATATCTGATTATTCTGGAACTGTATCAGGTACTATATTGATTACTGCTGCTGGACATAATGTGCAGTCTGGAATGAAAGTAACAATTAGTGGTGGTTCAATATATGATGGAGATTATGATGCTATTTATGTAGATGCAAATCATTTTTATATATCATCTACGTTTATAGGAGATTCTGCAGCATTATGTGCAGCATATTTCTCAAATAGTTATTCTCCGTTTGTATTTGCAAATGTAGAAATGGCAATAGATCGCATGTTAGCTGTTTTCTGCAATATGGATGAAGGAGTTGATGGAGATGAGTACTTAAGGGAAATATTGCTTCTTAAGGGCTTATTGATGGCCTTACGTAGTGCTATAACAACTACTACTACAGCAAGGATAAATAATATTTATGGAAGGATAACAAGGATACTTGATTTTAATGGTATCGAATTAACGTATACTTGAGATGAGTAAGGGAGCAATAGTACTAAGTGCTATACCTCATGTGGTAGGTGGTACATTAGGTCAGCAAATTGAACACGATCAGGATAAGAATATAATTATCTATTGTGGTACTGGTACTGCGGGAGGACTAGGAGTATTAACGAATTTCGCCAATATAAGTCATACTCATGGAACTCCTACTATTATAGGATCACTGAGTATATCTTCTTCTAGTAATGCCTGGACAATATCTATACCAGATTTTTTAACAACCGCAGCGCTTACAAATCATAGTCACGGATCTGTAAGTACAGTTACTATTGCTGGTAGTAATCTTACATTAAGTTCTGCTTCAAGTGGATTAACATTAGGAATACCTAATTGGATAACTACAGCTCCTTCTCTTACTCATACGCACAATTATGCAGGAACAGGAACCACTATAACAGGTGGTTTTATGACGTTAAATAGTAATGGACTTGCACTTAATATTACTGGTGGTGGAGGTGGCGCAGATGGTTATAATATTATAGCAGCAGGAACACAAACTGGAAACTCAACAGGAACTGTATTATTCTCAAATAGCAATGGTGTAAGTTTTGGTATGAGTGGAGGAACTAGGATTACTGCTAGTTATTCTCAGTCTACACATGAACATAGTACACTTGGATATGCATTTAGTACTCATACTCATGGCGCAACATCTCTTGCATTAGATGGATTATCTGGCAGTTTCGCCTCTTTATCAAATGGATTAACATTATCACTCACAAATTCTACTCATGCTCATCCATATGCAGGAACTCAAACATCTGCTACAAATGTTGGATTATCTGTAAATTCAGACGGCATAAGTGTATCAATTGATACTGCTGGTTTATCTGCTCTTGGCGATGGTGTTAATATAATAGCTGCGGGATCAGTAACTGCAGGAACAGTACAAACAGTTTTATTTAATGATTCCAATGGAATATCATTTGGAATGGATACAGATAGTACTGCTATTACTGCCTCACATAATGCATATTCCGCAACAAGTATGTTTTCTGCATCATTTCTTAATACAGCAGAGCCTCATATAAGACAAATCATAGTATCTGATAGTACGTACTCATCTGGTACATTAAATATAGTTGGGAGTAATAATATTACAGCATCATATAACGGATCATCTGTTATAATTAGTGGAGCTAATACACACGAGCAACAGACTGGTATAAGTGCTATAGCAGTAAGTGATACTACGTATACCGCAGGATCTGTATCGTTTGTTAATGGTAATAACATAAGTTTTGGATCTAGTGGAGCAAATGAGATATCAGCATCAATATCATTCCCTGCACAAACATATCAACCATTATGGTATAGTGCATCAGGTGAAGAATTCAGTTCGAATACAATAGAATTTGCGAATACAAACGGAGTAACATTCTTTCTTACAAATGGATCAATAGGAGCTACAGTTAAAACTAATTATATTACAAGTCAAACAGTCCAGCCTGTAGCAATTTCTGATAGCGCCACGTCATTTACATATAATACACTATCATTAGGAACAGAAAACGGGCTTACATTATATCTTAGTAATAGCAGTCTTGTAGGATTATATACAGTTCCAACGCAAACTAATCAACCAAGGATAGTTTCACTCAATGGAACAACTGGAAACGTAAGCCTATCCGGTAGTAGAAACGTAACCGTAGAGTCACTTAACGGCTCAACTATATCAATTATTGGACCTGAAAACATACTTAATTCATTCTCGGTTGGCGGAAATACTGGCACTACTGGTAGTTCAGCTATAAGTGGTGGTGGATTTGTAATAGCCGGAGGAAGTAATATAACCTTATCTCAGAGCAATAATACTATAAGCATACATGGTACTGGAGGTATTCAATTAGGAGCTTCAGATACAACATATATTAGCGGTACTGTTGTTATGTCGGCTGGTTCTAATATAACAATCGGTACTACAGAGAATGCAGGAGTACAATATATAAAAATAGATGCTGCAGGAGGTACTGCTACTGGTGGTGCTGATGGATATAATATACTTGCAGCGGGGTCTCAGACTGCAAGTACGGCGACAACTGTAATGTTTAGTAATGCTAATGGAGTTACCTTTGGCATGTCTAATAATACCATTACAGCATCAATAGCCAGTTCTCTTGCTGGTATAGGATATACTACATCTACACATACAGGTACAAATCTAGAAGGAACACATGATTCACTAGGATTAAGTATGCTTGTTCCGCAATGGAACACAAGAACTGATTATGCTGGAACGCTTACATCAATAACAGGAGCCTCAGCATCACTAAACACAAATGGACTATCTCTTAATATACCGCAAGGTAGTTTATATTATATAGATGGTAATGGTGTATCATGGAGTGCTAGTAGTACTGGATTATCAACGTCAATCTATGCATCGGTAGGAACTGTTATAGGAACTGTTACAGGTAGTGGATTAGCGTCTATTAATTACTCAGCTTCTGGTACGTCTACATCAACTGGTACGCTTGTTTTTGGCAACACTAATGGGGTTAGCTTCTCTATAAGTAATAATAGTCTTGTAGCTACTGTTGCAACAAACTATGCTGCATCAGTACATACTCATAGTCAGTACCTTACTACTGCAATGCAATCAGCATCATCAAGCGTTTTTGCAAAAACAGGATTTTCATCAATTACTACAGCTGGAACTGCGATAGTAGCAACACTTAATACTAATGGATTATCTGCAGGTATACCACAATTCATTACAACAGGTATGCCATATCAGTCTTCTACTAGATTTATTGGATTAAACACAGCACAAACAAATGTAGACTGGACTGTTAATAGTAATGGAATATCAATAAATGCACTAAGATATGCTCGTACCGGTGCTACTATAACTACGACTAGTGGTTCATTAATGGCTGCTACTCTTAATACGTCAGGACTTTATCTTGCCGTACCTGCCTATCTAACATCAGGAGCAGGCGGAGGAACTAACTTTACTACAGTAACAAGATCTGGTAGTTTGATGTCAGGAACAATGAACACAAGTGGATTAACGCTTGCTGTACCTGCTTTCTTAACTACTGGACTAGGAACATCTGATATAGGTGATGTACAGTTTGTTGATTCGCTTGGCTCTAATCTAACGTGGGGGTCTTCTACTAGTGGAAATACTACGTATATATTTGGAACTGCAGGAGGTGATACTGCCGGAGGAATAGGATCGTTCTATTTAAGTGGTAATACACTAGGTAATACAACTGCATCTGGAACAGCCATACAATTATATGCTGGTAACAATATTTCTATATCAGGGCTTAATAACAGTGTAATACGGTTAGATGTTCCTGATAATGCTGGAAGTCTATATTTTACTGATGGTAGTGGTGTATCATTTGGGATTATCTCTGATACAAATTTAAATACTACAGTAAGTGGATCTGTTGCTACAGGTAGTGTTTATTTCGATAATGCAGCAGGATCTAATTTTACCTGGGGTTCGTCAACAAGTGCTAATTCAACATGGATATATGGAACCGCAGGAGGCGGTACTGGAGGAGCAGGAGCCTTATCAGTATCTGCTTCTGGTAGTAGTGGAACATTTAATGCTATATCATTCCGAAATACAAATAATGTATCGTTTGGAATGAGTGGAAGCACAATAACTGCTTCTGTTAGTCCTGTAGTTAATATGTCAATATCGGCATTTGGAAGTAATGGAACATATAATGCTCTATCATTTGGTAATAGTGGTAATATATCCTTTGGATTGTCAGGTAGCACACTAACAGGGTCTGTACCTAACAATGCAGGATCATTAGGATTCCAGGATTCAAATGGAATTCTATTTGGAGTTGCAACTACAGCAAGTAATTCAAGTACAGTAGTTACAGCATCTTATAATGGTATTTGGGAAATATATGGTGATGCAACACATACACATGGTATTTCTAGTGGAATAATTGGTTCAGCATTTAAATTATATGCAGGTGATGGAATAAGATTATCTGGTGGATCAAATGGAATAACAATACAAAATATTGCACCTTAATATGTGTATAAGAAAATTTATTGAAGGCATTGTGGCTGATTATATAAATAGTCATCCTCATCCAGTAGCAAATCATAGTCATGATAATTATTATGAAAAGAAAGACGCTGGATATATATATTTTGGGAATAGTGATGAAATTGCATGGAATACATCTGTTAATGGAGTTTCTACCACTATATACGTAGATGTAAAAACGGTTCTGTAATGGCTACTATTTTAATAGAGAATGAAAATCTAGTTTACGATGATAGTGGTGCTGGATATCCTTCAGCATGGTATGGCTATTATATAAACCAGTCAACAGATAATGATTTAACGTTTAGGAACAACTTTCTTTCATCTAATAATGTCAATGGCTATATGCTTGAGGCAGGAGATGAGGGAGTAGGAACTGGAAATAATAGACTTGATGATGCTATAATTGAAGGAAATTATTTTAAGTGGAATGGTACGCCTACTAGTCCAATTATAACACATGGCATTTTCACAGGATATCAACTTGGTGTAAAGGTTAGATATAACTATTGTGACGGTGTTCCAATGGCTATTATAAGAAAGTCAAATGGAATGACCGATACAAGCGGAGGAATTGTAGCATATAATATAATAAAAAACCCTAAGCCTGGAGTAGTATGCAAGGGCATGAATGGGGTTAAGATAATAAACAATACGTTTTATAGTGATCTGAATAGTTCTACTGAAAATGGTTATGGTAGAGCCTTTATAGAATGTTATTATAACGATGGCATAGGAACATCTGCTACATCAGAGAATTGCAAGGTTTATAATAATATTTTTTATGCAGTAGATAGTGGCATAAGATTCATATCTATAGATGAATATTCAACAACTGGCTTTGAATGTGATTATAATGTTTATTGGTGTGAGAATAGCGTAAACAATGAACCGCGATTTACATATCATGGTTCTTCCTATACATGGACACAATGGAGAGCATTAGGATACGATGAACATTCAGTAATTGTTAATCCAAATTTTCATAAGACTGACAATGTATTAGATGCACATAGGCCATATTATGCATTCATTCCTGAGAGAAGACTTGACTATGGCATAAACCTAGGATTAGGCGAACTTCTAAGCCATGGTATTGATTATGAAAATA